TGATAGAACCCTTGTGTTGCACTTTCTTAAAGCAAGAAACGGTGATGCTAGAATGAGTTTCTTCAAAGCTAGATTTGAACAAATGAAAATTGAGGAAATGGCAACCCCTGGACAACAACCAAGAAGATAAATAAATAATAAAGCTATGGGTTTAACACCGGCACAACGTAAAACAAAAGTTGCAAAACTTAGAGAACAGCATGAAGCTTACTTTCAAACTGAAGGTAAAATAAATGCACTATATATTCCTAAGATGGCTTACAGGCCGTCTGGTAAGGATGAACTACATATCAGTTTCTTTCCAAGTGAATTGGAGAATGAAGAAGATATATATACAGAATTTGTAAGTATAGATTATGATACTGAAGATCCTAAAAGAACTTTATATCTACATGGGTATAACCCACATTGGAAATCAGAGTATGAATTAATAACATCTAATTCTGGTTTTGTGAGACACATGATACCTGCTAGTGAATTAAAAGTTGTTAGTGATAGTTCTAAAAAAACTGTTTCAAAATTTAGTACTGCTACCCTTAAGGAAGATAAAATAGATGATATTCAAACTATCTTTGATTTACCTGACCCAGAGGCAACAGCATCATCAGCATTGGTTGATAAGCTCGAAGACATTAATCAAACATTAATAATATTAACCAAAGTAATAAATAAATTAATCAAGTAAACATGGCACAAAGCGTATTAGTAATTGCTGACTCAGGTACCGGAAAGTCTACCTCAATCAGAACATTAAACCCAGATGAGACTTTCATAGTAAATATAGCCAACAAACCTTTACCATTCAAAGGTTGGAAAGGACAGTACAAACCTATCAGTAAAGGAAATCCTAAAGGAAATATAACATCTGCCTCTTCAGCAGCAGGTATTATTAAGGCAATTAAACATGTTGATGAAAAAATGCCACACATTACAACACTTGTTGTTGATGATTGGCAATATATGAGTTCTTTTGAATATTTTGATAGAGCAAATGAAAAAGGTTATGATAAGTTTACTCAAATTGCAGCTAATCTTGCCCAGGTGGCAAAGTTACCTAAAGATTTAAGAGATGATCTTATAATTATTTTCTTAACTCACTCAGAAGATTCAACTGATATTAATGGAAATAGAAAAATCAAAGCTAAAACTATTGGTAAAATGATAGATAATACGTTAACTTTGGAAGGTCTATTTTCAATAGTCTTATTTGGAAAGGTAAATAAAAATGATGATGGTGAACTTATATATGGTTTTGAAACACAAAACTCAGGAGAGAACACATGTAAATCACCAATGGGTATGTTTGAGGATAATTTTATCCCTAATGATCTCCAGTATGTAAAGAATTGCATACAAAAATATGAAGAATAATTAATAAATCAATAAAAACAAAAATATGTTCAATACTAAAGAAATGTCTGCCGGTTCAGGTAGTGTAAAGCCTGTCGTTGGAACAGGGAATCAAGTAATCAAGATTAACTCTATAACATTTGATGTTACTCCGTATGATGCAGATGCATTCAATATCATGCTACATGTAGAATCAGAACCTGTAGTTGGTGAATTCAATGGCTTCTTGAAAGATATGAATAACCAAAATGGTCCTCGTTATGAAGGTCAAGTTGGTAGAGTAAGATTCTCTCCATATCCTTATAAAGATGCAATTTTACCATCAGGTAGAGAAATCAAAAGAGATACTGAAGTTATGAAAGCTATGGTATTCTTAAGTGAGGCTCTTGATAAGAGAGATGGTTTAGATGCTATCCAGGCCAATACCATTGAAGACTTTATGTCTAAGTGTAGTGCATTATTTTCTAATAGTCCTTATATCAATGCATGTTTAGGTGCACGTGAGTGGGAAAACAAAGAAGGTTATGTAAATAATGATTTGTTCTTACCTAGAATGAGTAAGGATGGAATTCCATTAGAAGCAATTGATAAAGAACCATCAAGGTTAGTTCAGTTTGATTCTAATAATGTTAATCATTTGAGAAAGTTAGTTAAGACTGACTCAGCAACAACTTCAAATTTTGAGCCTGCAGTTTCTGTAGGAGATGACTTTGATCTTTAATATCAACTAAAAGAATGGGGTGAGTTTAGTGCTTACCCCATATCTTTTTAATATTTTAGCATCATGTTTAACACTAAAAACTTAGTAATAGAGGGGTCAGATGTCCCTAGCACATGGGTATTTCAATATTATTTAGATCTTCATGAACCACTGACAGGACAGGATGTAAAGATTAAATCTATCTTTAAACCTAATGAGAGAACACCAAGCTTTTGCATATATGTAGATAAAAAAATAATGCAATATAAGTTTAAGGACTTCTCAACCGGACAAAGCGGGAACAAGATTGATTTGCTTAAATGCCTATTCAATATAGAGTATGCTGAGGCAATGAGGAAAGTAGTAGCAGATTACAATGTGTATATAAATACAGATGAATTTATTGAACATAAATTCAAACCACAAATAAAGTGGAAAATAGATTTTATTAAAACTCAAGGTTGGTCAATTGAAGATCAAAAATATTGGATGTCTTTTAGAATTGGTAAAACAATGCTAGATAAGTATAATGTTAAATCCATTGAGTATTATAATCTAGTAAAAGAGGATGCTGGAAAAATTAAATCTTTACAAATTGGTAGTAAATGGTGTTATGGATACTTTAATAAAGATGGAGAAGCATATAAGTTATATCAACCTTATAGCAAGACCCATAAGTTTTATAAAGTTAAACCACATATCCAGGGATTTGACCAATTAGAATTCAATCAACCTTATTTAGTTATATGTTCATCTTTAAAAGATGCAATGTGTCTTAAAGGAATGGGTTATAATATAGAAGTTATAGCACCTGATAGTGAGAACACAATGATTAAAGCTCATATAATTGAACACCTCAAGAAAAAGTACAAGAAAATAATAACCCTTTTTGATAATGATGACGCAGGCCGCAATGCAATTGAAAGATATGTAAGTACATATAATATCAATGGTTTTGCCCTAACTATATGCAAAGACGTATCAGACGCTATGAAAAAACATGGTTTTGATATAGTTCATAAACATATTAGACCATTACTTAAAGAAACACTAAATAAATAATATATGAGATGGTTTATACCAGGGTCCGTACCCAGTTCAAAAAACGGAAGACGTTGGACAGGTAAATACTTTATAGCTAGTAAAGCTGTAATGAATTATAGAAAAGTAGCCAAAGACTATTATGCAAAATACGCAGAGGAGTTTAAAGCTGAGTTAGCTAAACATACATTACCAGCAAAGATATCTTTTGAATTCATCAGAGGCAGTCGTCATAAGTTTGATTATATCAACCCTGCACAAACAGTGCAAGATGATATGGTTAAAGCAGGGTGGATTGAAGATGATAATGCAGAATTTATATTACCTGTCTTTGATAAGTATAGTTATAATAAAGATAAACCAGGAGTTTGGATAGAAATATTAAAAGAAGAATAATTATGGAATTACATAAAGTACCTAGAAATAGTAAAATAAGAGTGCTTGGAGATATTAAAACTCCACCAGCATCACATTCAATAGAAGTGGATGATATATTAGAATTCTCACACATAGATGGGATGTATAGTTACTGTAAGAATAGTAAAGGAGAGGTCGTGCATTTAGTTGCTTGGGCTGAAGTAGAAATAATTGAAAATGAATAAAAGTATAACTATTTGCAGGGTATGTTCACAAATATACCTGTTTCCATACATGAAAATTACTCATGATAAGTATCTAAATGGTAGATATGAATTCATTATAGGTTGGTGGAATAGAGAAATAATATTCTCTTATGCTTAATGTTTGTTAAATAATTACAGATGAGCAAAAAAATAATAACAATTGATGAGTTTTTTAAATTAAAAGAAATGCTTAGAGGTTCTCCAGAGGACCAGGAAATAGCATTTCAAATATATGATTCACAATATAAAGACAAAGATATTCTTGACACACTTATGGTTAAGGCTTTAGTTTTTAAAGATAGGCAGAAGTTTGCTGATGCTGTTAAGTATGTATTTCCACTTGAAACAGGTCAAAATATATATGCTTATATAGAGGAAAAGAAAATGAGTATAATTTATAAATCAATTTTAGATAAACTTATGGGACATGATTAACATACAAGACACGGTTGCTAGAACAACCAAAAGTTTAATATTTGCAGAGCCCTTTTACGGGCTCTTTTTAATTGGCATAAATAAGCAATACAGTGATAAAGTTCCTACAGCAGGGGTTAGTAAGCATGGTATTGGTATGCAATTAACTATAAATCCTGAGTTTTATAATGACTTAAGTGAGGACCATAGATATGGATTAATAAAACATGAACTATTGCACATTGCATTTGGCCATTTATTATTAAGAGATCTATACGCAGATCATAAACTATTTAATATAGCTGCAGATTTAGAAATAAATCAATATATAAAAGAAAGCAAGTTACCAGAAGGCGGGTTATTACTAAGTAGTTTTCCTGAATTAAATCTTCCTGAGAAAGCAGGTACAAAAGAATACTATAGACTTTTGGAACAAGCACAAGAAGATGGTACATCACCTTCTTTAGATTCATTAATGGATCAAATGGATGGAGAGTCTCAGTATTGTCATGGTACTTGGAATGAGTTTGATGAGTTATCTGAACCAGATAAAAAACTGATGCAAAAACAAGTAGAGCACCAATTAAAAGATGCTGCAGAAACTACTGTTAAAAAGCAAGGTAATATACCTGGAGAATTATCTGATTTAATTCATAGATTAACACACATTGAACCTGCTAAGTTTGATTGGAAGGGATATTTAAAAAGATTTGTTGGTAATTCTAGTATAGTATATACTAAAAAGCTAAGACGTAAATATAATAAACGTTATGCAGCAAGCCCAGGTCTTAAGTTAAAGTTTAAAAATCATGTTCTTGTTGGTGTTGACACATCAGGATCTGTAAATAATGATGAGTTGAAAGAGTTCTTTAATGAACTAGCTCATATGTCTAAAACAGGTCATAAGATTACAATAGCACAGTGTGATACTAAACTGAATTCTGTAAAGGAATTTAACCCAAAAAAGGATTGGGAAATACATGGTAGAGGTGGAACATCATTTCAACCTGTAATTGATCATTTTAATGAAAAGAAAGGAACTTATACAGCTCTAATATATTTAACAGATGGTGAAGCATATTCTCCTACTGATTGCCCAAAGAATACCCTATGGGTTCTTAGTAGTATATCAGAAATGAATGATGAATTACCAGGACAAGTAATTAAATTAAACTAAACATGGGACGTTATTATAGTGGAGACATTGAAGGGAAGTTTGCCTTTGGTGCTCAAAGTAGTGGTGCAGCAGATAG